CAGCCAAATATTCCAGACCGATTTCGTCAGCGACTTCAACCAGCCAGTCACACACTTTCAGCATTTCGCCACGGGTGCAGCCACGCCGCCCGTGATAGGCACGCCTAGAAATATCAGCAGCCCTGCCAGTTGAGTGAATTGACCAGCCTGACATTTGCTGGCTGTTCTCAGCGCCTCGTTTCTTACGTTTGGCTAGGGTGCCGTTGTTCCAGATCTGGCTGCCTGATGCTGATTGCATTGCTGCCACCAAACCTTCAAGGCCAGGCCGTTTTGCGTCAGCGAACCCGTCAAACCCTGTGTAGTCCCTCATTGTTCCACCTTTTTACTGCCGATAATCGGTGAAACGGTTTTGCCCTGTTTTGCTGCGATACCGTTTCCGACTGCATAACCCAAAATAGTGCCCATCATGCCTGTGCCTGCTTCTGTTGGTATCTGATCAACAGCCAACAGCACAGTGATGCAGATAAGGCCTACTAGGGCAATGAGTGCTTTTGAGGGGTTTTCAAGATTCATTGTTGTTCTCTTTCACGGTGTTGATTTTTATGCCGTTAGCAGCAACTAAAAGCCCCAGTGCAGCCGCCACCGCACCAGTTTTTGAGGCTTCTTGTAGCACGGCCATGTCTAGTGCTGCAGCAGGGTCACCCAGGTTGTGGGCTACCGCACACGAAATGGTGCCGCCGGAAAATGCTTTCACGGTTTTTGTTAGGTCGATAATCATTCTGTGAGTCCCCACATGCCGATGAGCAGCAGCACCAGGCCAACAGCAATGATCGTGGCGCTACGTATCACGCTGGCAGCCCGTTAGGTTTTTCGGTGCCAACCTGAGCGTCAATCCACGCTGACCACTCTTCGCTAGTCATCACGGTAACTTCGTCGTCAACTTGTACGTTGACCGTGCCGTCAGGGTAAAGGGTTTCTAGTTCTTGTCGTGTCCATGTAGCCATCGTTATCACCCGTTGTTGTATCCGTACACCCGAACCGTGCACCCAGTCATCGTGCCAGTCTCTGGATTTATTTTAATTCCATCGTACGAGGCTGGCGTGGTGTGATAACACGACGAGTTGCCCGCAAACCCATCCGTGCCGTAGGCGTCGCTTGTCATGTAGGTGCCATCAGTCAGGTAAACGCCCATGAGCCACAACCGGCAAAACACCGGCGCGGTAGCGTTTGCCTTAGTCCCACCCCACCACAATATACGTTGATTAGTTATGCTGCTTGCTGCAAGTGGCGTGCTTGCTGAGTATGACGAGTACAACAACCGGTTCTTGTAGCCGGTGCTTGCCTCAACACCTCCGGCTACAAGCCTTCCCTGCACCTGTGTATTTGCAGTATTGAACGTGCCCCCTGTGACGGTCAAAAAATAGTTGTGAAACGTTGAACTAAAACAATTCGTGATAGTCATTGAGGACACCGCTGTGCCTGCTGTCTGAGTTTTGACCAACACCAGACCTGATGACTGGTTTAAGTCTGCTGCTGTAAGGACATCGCCTGACGAATAAGGGAAAGCCATAGTGTTATCCTAATCTGTTGTAATCCAGGGTGCCCAACATGTCACTGTTCAACACCAGTGACTGATAGTCGATAGCGGGCAACAGTTCCATTTCAAGTGTCACGTCACTGGGGGTGCCTCGTAGTCTGCGGCGGGTGATCACAGTGACATCAGTGATCTGGCTGGCGGCACCTGTCGGGGTGTATTTCACAGAACATGGCGCCCATATCCCATATCGGATGTCGCACAGGTAGCCGAATTCTGTTTCAGCGTTTGCTGTGGTGTTTTGTGACTGTTTTGTGCTGGCTGTCAATGCTGTAAAACGGTAGTTTGCAAACCTTTCGGTCAACGCCTCAAGATACGGGTCAAGGTTTACAACGTCATTGCCTGCTGCGTCACGGGTTGCACGTTTTGAACGTGGCTGAAGGTGATTGCCCCATGTGCCTGCACGCGTGCCGTATGTGAAAGTTGATTGAATGTTTTCTGCGTTGTATGTGGCTGGCGTCACCCCTGTGACGCTGCCAACTGTCACGCTGATTTTGTTTATCATTTCGGGTAAGTTGTGGCCTGTTTGCAGCGTGTCTAACACGGCTTCACCTGCTGCGCCTGTCAGCGTTTCAGTCAATGTGTGTTCCCTGGTGTCGGCGCTCAAACCTTCACCGACACAGTAAGAATCATAATCCACATAGATAGATCTGAACTTGTAACTGCCAGGCCAAAACACGGCGGCGCTAGCAGGCAGAATGCCGTTCCTGATGCGTTCGCCAATGTTGCCCTCTGCCTCATTGTTTGTGTAGAACAATGTTGCTTCAGTTGTGCTGAGGTCAACAACTTGTCCAATGCCTAATACTTTGTCAACGTTTGGAAATCTGACGCCGTTGGCGTAATTGTTGAACGATGTGCCTGAATTTGCGACTGATGAGATTGCCTCATGGATTTTCAGATATTGGCTGCTTGAAGTCACTTCGCCTTGTTCTGTAATGCTGCGCCCAACGATTGCCCAGGGGTCATCTAACACAAGATCAACATAGGAAATGACGCCGTCATCAGTGAACACAAAGTCAGCCAGCACGCCCGCAAACACTTCGTGATAATCGCTGGTTGTGTTCATTGCCAGCAAAAACAAACAACTGGCCCAGTCAACCCCTGCATAAGTTCCTGACCCGTTCGGGGTTAGTGCGCCGTCAAAGTTTGTAAGCCGCAAAATGGCTTCACCAGTTCCCTGGCGGCCGGGGTGCGCCATCTGTTTGACATCGAACCCTTGCAACCTGTCGGTGAAATCGTAGTAGCCGCCATACGGAAAAAATGCGTTTTTTTGCGGGTCATAGACTGTGAATTCCCAGGTGATACTCACAAGACGCCTGCCCCTGCTACTTCGTATGTTGAGGGGCCACGGCGTGTGTTTTGGCTGGTTTGGCTGTCTTGCAGTTCTGTGGGGCTGACACCTGGCGGCAAATAATTGTTAATAATAGTGACGCCAGCCGCCCCAAATTCTGCGCCTGCCAAAGCATTTTGGAACCCTGCACTGTTTTGAATGTTGCCGAAATCAGGCATGGTGAACCCTGTGACATCAAAGTTGATTGGTATTTCCAGACCACCCAAATCAACCAGGTTGCCCATTACTTCAGCCACATAGTCAAGATTTCCCTGGTCAATGTTTATGATCAGCGCCTCATAGAAGGCATCCGACAGATCTTCACGCTCACTGCGTAGTTTCCTGACAGCCTCATACGCCTGTTCCTGTGCTTCTAGGAAGGCGGGTGATTCTTGTGCGGCGTTGCCCAGTTGCTTTTCAATTTCTTTGATTTCTTCAATAAATTCGTCAGTGGCTTTTTGCTGGTCTAGGGCGTCAAAGAATTTGTCAAGGCGGGTTGTGGCTGTCTCAATGCCTTCGTTCAGTTTGTCTGTTTCCACATTGACACGGCCCAACGTGGTTTGCATTTCGTCGCCGCTGGCAGCAATGTTTAGCAGGCCTTTGTCGAATTGCAAAAATGTTTGTGCTGCTTTGTCTGATGCTGTTTCTGCTCGCACCATTGCTTCAGCGAGGCCGTCAACCTGTTCGCCTGCTGTTTCGGCCTCATTGCCCAGGCGTGGAATCTCAGGGATGTCAATGCCAGGTATTTTGTTGATTGCTGAAATGATCAGGTTGAGGGCGTCAATCCACAGGTTCAGATAGAATTTGATTGCGTCCCACACTTTGCTGAATATGAATTTGAGGGCGTCAACTGCTTTGCCCAAAATGTTGAACTTCGCTTGAAGCACCACGATCACAGCAATGATGGCAATGATCACGCCTACGCCTGTAGCAACCCACATGGCGCTGAAACTGGCTGTGGTTGAATCTGCTGTGCGGCCCATCGCAATGTTGAGCGCTGACGTGATGCCCTGAATGGTGTTGAATACGCCCAGGGCAATGTTGGCGGCCACGATTGCGGCGGCGAACGTGCCAACCACAGCGCCAATGGTCAAAAATAGTTCAGTGTTTTCTGAAATCCATGTTGCCATGCGTTCTAAATAGGGCAACAGTTTGTCAAGGATTGGCAGCAACGCCTTGCCGATTGATTCTTTTGTGTTGTCCAACTGAATTTTCATCAGTTTGAATTTGCCTTCAACTGTTTCAGTCGATTCAGCGGCAGCGCCACCAAACGTGTCAGCCAGTTGTGCCATCACTTCATCGGCGCTGGCGCCGCTGGCGATCATGTCCGTCAGCGATTTGTCAAGTTCTTTGAGTGGGCCAACTTCGCCCTGTATGCCTTCCTGCAACGCCTGCGTGACGCCCTCAAGGTCTTTGCCGGTGGCTGCTGCCACGTCAAGGGCCAGGGTCATCAACTCTTGTGCCTCGGTCACGTCACCTGTTGCCCTCACCAAATTGGCAAACGCTGGGCGTAGTTCGCTGTCAGATACTGCGGCGGCCAGTTCTGTTTGTGCAATGTATTCTTCAACAGCGGCAATCTGTTTGTCAGTGGCGCCAGTAGTGGCCTCAAGTTGGCGGGCTAGTTCTGCCTGTTGTGCAGCATCTTCAGCGGCAGCCTTCACAGATACGCCTGCGGCGGCAGCCAACCCACCCAGAGCAGCAGTGGCAGGCAAAAACGCTTTCTGTAAGCCATACCCTATTTTTTGGCCGGTGGTTTCAAGTTTTTTGAATTCTTTGATTGCCCTGTCAAGGCCCCGTGATTCAAATTCTGTGACTAATGGAATGCGTGCCATGTCATGCTGCCCTGTCTAATGCTTTTTCAAGTTCCTGTGACCATTTGTCAATCACCCGCTGCACTTCACGATTGAGATAGCCCAAATTCTGTTCAACAGCGGGCCACATGTAACGGCCTTTCTGTGTCGGGTCACCATATTTGTCATTCAGGTTTTGCAGGAATGCGCCGCTGCGCCCTGTGGCGCCTGCACTGTGGCGGCCAGCGTTGTCAAAAATGGCGCCCGCTGGGTCTTTCTGAAACAGTGACAGCAAATTGATTTGGTTGCGTTCACCTGTTGCCCTCACGTCAGTTTGTGCAACGATGCCTGTGCGTGCTTTGCGTGTCCAGGAACGGTCACGGCCCCGTTCAGTCCAGGCACCCCAGTTTCGTAGCGCTGTGGGCTGTGGAACCAACGCCCGTGCTGTTTCCACAATTGGTGCAGCAGCGCCACGCATTTCACGGGGCAGAATGCGGGCCAGTTCGGGTTCAACTTTGCGTAGATAGCGCACCATCACGGCAATGCCGTCGGTGTCTATTTCAACGCCTACCCCGTCGGCCATTTTTCTGCTGTTCCTTTGCTACGTCACCAACTGTGTGAAGATCTTTTGTGTCGAATTCTATGTGAGGCGGCCACCAGCCGACAGCCAACAGCAGTTCTGCTAACTGTCGGCGGTAGGTGCCTCGTGGGTAGGGTTTGAGTCCTCTTCCCCTACCACTTCAATTTTCACAATTTTTCTGATGAAATCGTCAAACACGGCGGGCACTGTGCGGCCTGCATGTTTGCTGGCCTCGTATGCCATGAATGCCAGATCTTCCATTCCGATTCCGTCACCCATTTTGCTGGCTTTGGTTTTGAACTTGCGTTCCCATGCCACGATGGTGAACAGATCTGTGTGAACCTGGTATTGGTCATCTGCTGTTGTGATTTGAATTGTAAGTTGCATGTCGGGTCTTTCTAGTTAGGTCAGGCCACAGCCCTGGTGTACGAGCCGCCTGACAGTGTGATGTCAATGGTTTGAAGTTCACCCAATGCGCCTGAGATCGGGGAAATTGACTCACAATAGGCACCTGTAATGGTGTATTTGGGATTGTCTGCTGCTGCGGTGGTGCTGCTTGTGGCATAGATAACCACGTCAACATTTTGGCCCAACACGTTTGCTTCTAGGTTTTCTTCAACTTCGGCGCTGCCGTAGGCCAGCATGAGCGTGCAGGTCACTTCAACGTTGGTTAGGCCAGCAGTGTAGGTGCGTGACGTATCAGCAAAAGAAGTGGCCTCAAGCGATTCCTTTGTGAGTGTCAGCACGGCGCTGGTGCATTGGTCGCTGTAATCGACAGAATCAATCAGCAGCGCTGGGTTTGAAAGTACTGTGGTAGTTGCCACTTCTAGTTTCTCCTTGTGGAAAGTCTGACTGTTAAGTCATAGGCGGGAATATTTTGCTCACCAATAACAGCGGTGGATGGCCTAAAGTCAACCACAGCCAGGGTGTCAAGTTGGTGAATGATGTCAAAGGTACTCAGCAAATAGTTGGCGGCGTCCTGGTTGCCTGGCGGGGCGGCCAGAATTCTGAGGCTGATCCGCACGTCAACAATGTTGTTATTGAAAGCGTCACCAATGGGGAGTTCAACAAACACTGACATTGGGCGGGCGTTGCGGGGGTCTGTGACCACCACTAAACCTGCGTCAGCCAGCGCTGTTGTCACGCTGTTGTAGGCAGCGGCCAGAATTCCTGTGGCAGCCATCAGCCCACCTGTGGGCGGCCTACGCCTAGCAGTTGCAGAATGCGGCCTAGTGAGCCGAACGGTACGCCGCCACCGAACTGGTCAAATGATGCAAATGAATCGGCGCTGCCCCGTTCACGGTACAACGTCGCCGCATACATAATGGTGCCCAGTTTGACTGCGCCGTCAGGTGCTGCGTCAATGTCGTCATGGTAACCGGATTCAACACGACGCCTGTAGGCAAACACGTTGGCCGCTGATACACAGGTTGCGATGAACGCTGTGTCATTTGCTGTTGCAACGCTGATGCCTAACCATTCTGTCACGTCATCGCTGACAATCCAGGTGGGTTCAGGTTCCCAACGTAGTTCGCCACTGTCAACGCCGTAGGCGAGATCTGAGCCAGCGTTTGGAAAGATGACCTGATGTTCACGGGGTACGTCATAGTCAAAAACCAGTTCACCTTCAGGGGTGACATCAATCAGTTCGTAATTAACCAGTGACCACACAACCTGTTGGTTGCCGTTAAGTCCCCTGGTGCTGTCGACAATGTTGACGTAACTGCCCAGGGGAATGTTTGCCAACTGTTCAAGGGTTTGCACCACGCCATAGCCGCCCACGCGTGATGATTGCGTGATGGTAAAAGTGGTCATGGCGTGATGCGTTCCCTAGTTATCAGGCGATAGCGATTGACTTGACTTGCGAATCATCACCAATGAAGGTAGCAACATAGCCGTAATACGAGAACGTACGGCCCAGGGTTGAAGGAACCTCAACACTGGTGATGCCCCTGATCTGCTCGTAGAACTCAACGGCGGCGCCGCGTGCAACAATCATGGTGCCAGCAGCGAAATTCTTGTCAGCAACCAGTTTCAAACCAAACGGGTTGAACGTGTTCGCTGAAGTGACTTCGCCGGTGCCCATACCATTAACACCCATCAGGCCTGATGCGCCGGTGTATGGGAATACTGGCCGCTTGTCGGCGTCCAACTGCTGGCCCAGTGAGTACCACACATCTGGTGACACGAACACATGGTCAGGCAAGAAGTTAGTTGCTGCGAGAATGTCACGGGCTGCGTCATACAGTGCTGAAATCAGGCTGGTTGGGTCGTTTGCTGTGACAGTCCACGTTGAACCTGATGCTGATGCGCCTGCAACGATGGCGTCAGCGGCCACGTCGTCAGACTTCTCAAGGTACTGTGAGGCCAAATCCTGCAAAATGATTTGAAGGGCCGACGGCGAAGTGAATTCCACGTCTTGAACGGACAAGGTGACCTGTCCCGCAAGTGTCGATTTTTGGACTACGTTGCTGGCGATCACTGGCGTGGTTGCTGACACTGCGTCAAGTTCTGACGCCTGCGCTGCAATGCTGGTGTGAGTCGTCCACGTTGGACGAATGAAGGTCTTTGAGTTGCCGCCGTCTGGCATTGCACGGGCACCAACAGCGTTGACCACTGGCCGCACATAGTTCATGTCTGCGAACACTGGCGCCACAATTGGGACAGGCAACAAACCTGGCGTGTCGGTGGTCACAGTGTCACCTGCGGCAGCTTCGATAGCAGTCTGCTTGCTGCGTGCCGCCTCAATGAATGCTGCATTGACCTTTGCAAACACTTCGCCGCCCTGGTGGTAGGCCGCAAGATATTCGCTGGCCGAAGGCATTGCAAAATGCTTTTTGGGTTGTGCGTAGATTGGGGCTGTTGGGACAACCTCAGCGGCGGCCTCTACAACCTCAGGGGTCTGATCTTCCATAGTTTCGTTTTCCTTTTCAGGTTGGGGTGTTTCGGTTTCGTCGGGGTTGTCTGCATCGGCTGATGCAGCGATTTCGGTAATGCGGGCGGCTTCGAATGCTGGTTCAGCAACAATTGAAAGTTCACGCCAGCGGGCAGATTTCACAACAGTGGTTTTGCCGTCTTGCTCAGTGTCAACTGCTTCAATGCCAATGCTCACGCTGTCGTAGGCACC